GGCAATAGATAAATCAAAAATGAAATGTAATTCACCTAGACGACAAGTACAGGGTGGTAAAAAATTTGTAGTCAAAGCATGTAAAGGTGGTAAAGAAAAAATTATTAGATATGGCGATGCCAACATGACAATTAAAAAAAACAACCCAGCTAGAAGAAAAAGTTTTAGAGCAAGGCACAGATGTGCTAGTGCAAAAGATGTATTTTCTGCAAGATATTGGTCTTGTAAAAAATGGTAAGGTCTATTATAAAATTAATAGTCAAAGCAAGAATGCTATATGCTGATATAAGAGGTCATCATGGTAAACGATGGGATTATGAACCTGGCAATTGGTATATGGGTCGTAAAAACAAAAGGAGATAGTTATGTATATGAAAAAGAAAAAAGATAAAAAGAAAAAGAAGAAAAAAAACAAAAAAATGAAAAGCAAATATTAATATTAGGTGTAATCATTTTGATGATTGGGTATGGTTGGAGGGTTAAATAATAGGAGATAATATGCCAAAAGGTAAAAACAAAAAGTATAGTAAAAAACAAATGAAGATAGCAAGAATGGCTGCACCATTTGATAGAATAACTGGTGCTGACTTTGCTAAACTTAAAAAAAAGAAAAAGAGAAAAGTATGATAAAAACAGTTAAAGCACCCAAAGGGTTTCATTGGATGAAAAAAGGTAGTTCATATAAACTTATGAAGGGTACTTATAAACCACATAAAGGTGCTGTTAAGATGGCTAAATTTACAGTACAAAAAAGACATACAGGATGAAACAATTAATTCTTGACGCATTAGAAAAAAGGTATCAAGCTGAAATATCCCATGCTGATGCTACTATAAAAATTTATTTTAACAATAGTGTAGGTATTGGAGAACACCCACAACACATTGATGAGGTGGATAAGTTAATTGAAAAGATTGCTAATGCAGAAGAAAAAATAAAAATATTAAAGGAGTTTGAATAATGGCAAAACTATGTGCAAGAGGTAAGGCAGCAGCTAAACGAAAGTTTAAGGTATATCCCAGTGCATATGCGAACCTATATGCTTCTGGTGTATGTTCAGGTAAGATTACACCTGGTGGTAAGAAAAAGAAAAAAGTTAAAAAAAGAAAAAGATAATGTCAAAAGGTTTAAGATCATGGGTAAGAGCTAATTGGGTTGACATAGCCAATAGAAGATCCGATGGTTCTTTTCCTAAATGTGGTAGATCAAAAGGAGAAAAAAGAAGAAACTATCCTAAATGTGTACCTTCTGCAAAAGCTAGATCAATGACAGCCAGTCAAAGGAGAGCAGCAGTTTCAAGAAAGAAAACAGCAGAGAGAAGGTCTAGGAAAGGCAAAAGACCTAACTATGCAAGGACATAAAAAAAAGACTTGGAAAAAAAACTCAATATTTCATGTAGGTTTTTGTAAATACTGCAAAAAAGAATTAGTCAATACTGATTCGTTTGTAGTTTTTTTATCTGTTGATATTAAGGGTGAGAGAGAAAAAGCTCATTACGAATGTATGCGTAAAGCTGATGAGGATAAGACTTATGAGAATGAAAGTAAATTTGATTGGTAGTGAATAGGGTTGTGTTCTTTATTGTTTATTTAAGTATTTGACCTTTTTATTATACTTTCGTATAAAGGTATTGGCTAACTTTAGTTTAGTTTGCCATTTACTTATTAGTTTTTGGTAGTGTTCTAATTTCTTATTTCGTTTTTCATCTTTGGACAAGATAACGACTTTAGGTTTTAGAACACCATTTAACCATCCTTGATTGACTACATATTTAACCATTTCAAGTTCTAGTTCTGCTTGTTGTATAGAATGTGGTTTAAAACCATTTTGATTGTTTCTTGCGAAACCATGTCTGTATCTATAAACCTTATGAGATATTAAATGAACAATATCTCTCCATCCTTTATTAGGACTTTTTGGATTACCAGATAAACAAACATAAGTTTTATACCAAACATTCTTAACTGATCTGTACCTTGTCATATTATATTTAATACTAGGAGGTGCAAATCTTGGCTTTCCAAACTTAACCATAAGTTTTCTGACAGCTTTTTCTGCCTCTACTCTGGTTACATAAGGAATGTTTTGTTTTTCCCAATATTCATTTACCTCATCATACTTAACACTCATTCTTAAGTTATAAGGTAAAATGTTTAGTGGGTCTTTGGGTGGTGTTATCATAAGACATAACTCCTTTTCCAAGAACTAACTAACCCTATTCACAATTTAACATAGCTAGGTAATTTTCATTACCAATAAAAATTTCTCATAAAAATTTTTATAATGACATTATATCAAATTGCATTTTTCAATTTTTGTAAAAAAAATATTTTTATTAAAAACTAGACGATTGAAATTTTTGGGTGTTTCAGAATTGGTGCGACAACAAAACACTTTCTAGGTTTTTTAGTGTTTTTAACTTTCCCAAAATTTTATTGCATCTGTAAGATAATTTTCTTCCATTTCGTTTCGCCAAAAGTAATGGTCAAACTGTGGTTGAATATAATCTTTTACAACTTTAGGATCTGTACTTATCTTCATTAAGTTTTGTCTTATCTTACATCTTTGTATTATCTTTGGTATTCTTTTTTCTATATTCTTTGGTTTTAAATCATCGCAATTGTCTGCACTAAATACTTTGTAAGACTCCTCATTGATATAACAAATATAAACTGGCAACTTAAATACAGAATAATAAAAATCTATTTGTAAAAAATTATAAGGTTCTACAGTTTCTGGTAGCTTATTAGTTAGCCAAGACCTAGTGCCATCTTTTTTAACTCTACCTCTTTTAGGAAACTTACATTTATCCTCAATAATAATTTTACCTTTTAAATCACAATAACCATGAACAGGAATACTAATACCATCAAACCATCTAAATGCTTCTATCTCTGGCTTACAATCTTTATATCCAGGTATTGTTTGATGAGCTGCATGACCATTGGCTATCATTTTAGGTAAGATTTGTTTGTAATATTCAAACTCATCATGTTGGTCAACATTAGGAATTATTTTTTTAAGTTTTTCTTCTATAGAAACAAACATTATTTACGCATCTCATTATTCATTTTAGAAATAAAAGATTGAATCATAGTTTCTTTTTCTACATCAACAAAGTAATCTAAAGGTTTTCTTAAAAATTTAGATATTCTAATTAAGTTTACAATAGGTATTCTGTTTTGTCCTTTTTCATATTTGCCTATTTGCTGAAAAGTTGTTTGGAGTGCTTTTGCTAGTATCTGTTGGGTTGCAGGTTTTTTAATATAGTATCCATCTACATCAATTTTATCATCAAGATTTTGAACAAATATTTCTCTCTCTAATCTTGCTTCTTTTATTTTTTTACCAATGTGAATATAAAATTCATTATCTTCAACAAAGTTTTTTTTTGCTTTATCTGATAGTTTCATGTCTTTCCTTTCATTTGGGGTATAGAAACCCTTAAAATAAATGCAACTTTTTGTATATACTTAATTAAATATATAAAAATCTAGCATCTTTATTTTCTGCTTCAACTATTCTTCGGAACAACTGATTGTATTCCTTAAAGTTTTGCAGAGTTATAACACATTGCCTTCCATTATCTCTAGCACCCATAATCTTTCTGTGTGCCTTATCTAGCTTTGTGTACAACCTTGTGTTGCTATTTCTTAAGCTCATCATTTACCTCACCGATAACTTTTATATTTGCACTAACAAGTTTGTGTTCGGTGATATTTACTTTTGCAAACTCACTAGGCATTTTTTGATTGTGTGCTTTTTTCGTTGCTTCTTCAACATTTGCACCATCAAAAATTTCTTCAAAATCAGCAGCTAATTCTATTGTTGATGTTTTTTTTACTTTAGTCATTCAATACAATATTTCTGCTATAACCAAGATATTCTCTTTTAATTTCGTTTCTTTGTTCTAGCTTTTTAATCAGCACACTTACTGAATTTTTACTTTTATAACCCAACTCTTTTGTCATTTCTGAAAAAGTTGGACTATATTTGTATTTTTTAATATAATTTTTAATAAATTGCAATAGCTTAAGCATTTTAGGAGTCATCGGTCTTTTAGTTGTTTTTGTTTTCATCTTTGACTAACCTCCTTAATAATTCTGTATAGCCATTGATGTCATCAAACGAATCTTTTTTATAGTCTTTTGATTGCATTATTCGCCATGATTTTAACAAAATCATAAATAAACCAAAGAATTTTAAGGGTATTTTAACATCCTGGTTATTATAAATTGATAGATATTTTTCCATAATTCCTACCATTACATAAGAGGTATGGTCAAAGTGTCCATAATCATTTTGTTTTTGTTTTAATAATCTTTCTATCTCACTTATAAATTTTACATTATCTGACATAATTACCTTTATTATCTTCACACCAATGAGCAAAAGCTATTTTATTTTTGTAAATTGGATATGTTTTTTTTCCTATTTCTTTAAATTTTATTATAGAATTATGTATTTCCTCACAAGTAAGAGTAGTTTCAAATTTAGTTTTATCTAAAACATATCCCTCACTTGTGAGTAAAGCCATAACTAAATAAACAACTTTCAAGATTACTAACTAAATTTGAAAGGAGCTTGTTGTTTTTTTAGGTTGACTATCTTGTTTTGGTCTAGGTTCATTTTTATAACCAGAAAGTATTGTTCCCTGATCATTTAACCAACCAATTAAACCTTTGTGTCCTCCAGCTTCAGAGTAATTCATTTCGCCAGTAAATTTATCATCACCTTTAAATAAAACTCCGACTTGTGCATAGACTTTGACAAACTTGGTGTTGCCATCTTTTGATGAACCTTTTACTCCAAGAATTGTACCCTTGTTGCCATTATCTAAATTAACATTTCCTGAAAAATCAATTTTGATGGCTTTTTCATTGTTGGCATCATAAGGAAATAGAACCCAATCCTTTTGCTTACCACTACCATTGTTTTGCATTTTGTCCTCCATTGGTTTGTATGCTTTTTTCTTGTTGTTCAAATAATCCTTTTATTAGATTATTTTCTTCATCCCATTTAGAAAATAAAGAATTTAATTTAGTTTGTGTTGTTTGTTTCTTTATTTGATCCTTAATAGAATTTTGATTAATTATGGCATTTGCCAACTCATCTGCACTACTAAATTCCGAACCATGTAAACCAAATGAAGCTAAAGCTCTACCAAGACTACTTGTTTCACAATTTTCTAAAGCACTTGTTTTATTTACATAACCATAATCAAATTTTTCTAAAGCTAATCCAGTAGCATAAGGTTCTTCACCAATATAAATTGTTGTTTTTGTAGCTACTTGTTTTTCGTTGCACAAAAATTCTACTAAATCTGTGTTAATTCTATGTTCAGGAAAATATTTTGCAAAATGATTATGTCTTACTGCAACTGTATAATATTCTTTTTTTTTACCACCTTGCGAATAATCCATTGCTTTATTTTCTTCTACAAAACTAGATATACAATCTAATCTTCTACTTTTAAAAGAACCTTTATTTTTTTCTTCTGGCGCTTTTTCTGCTTTTTTCATTGTCTTTCCTCTCATCGTTTAGTTGTTTATTTAAAAAATCTATTAATTGTTGTCGTTTATCTACTTTTTTTTGTAATTCTGTTTTCTCATCATCTCTTTGTAATAATAATTGTGTACTTTTTTTTATGTCTTGTTTTAAATTTCTATTTTCTGTTTGCAACTTTGCTAGTTGCATCATAATTTGATCTGTCATTTCTTACCTTTCATTACTTGTTCTAATGTTAAATTATGAACTATTATGTCTTGCATAGCTTGACCAGCTAAACCTCCAAAAATCATTTTTAAATTAGGTTTTAACTTTTTTCTTTCAGCAGCAGTTAGTTTGCAATAATCAAAAAACCATTGATCTATATTTTTATTTAATTGACTTGGTGATAAATGATCGGCTGTAAACATCCCACCTTCTTCTTTCTTTGTCCATTCTTTACCTATTTTTTTAAGCATTGAACCCATACAATATAAAATATACAAAAATTGTCAAAATACTATACAAAATAATTTCAATTTGTGGGTGCATTATCTTTATCAAAGTTAATTGTTGCATTAAAAGAAAACGATATTCTTTCATCATCTTTATTGGTACTATTAAATGGGTACACAACATGGGATAAATTGTTTGGAAACAATATCCACTGCCTAACCTCTGGCATAACCCTATAATTAACATCGGCAAACATATTTTCAGAACCTTCTATAAATTCTGTCTGACCTGAAAAATCATTGTGTTGTTTTGCATTATCTGTTGGAATCATTGAGTCAGGTATTTGTAAATAACCAACGCATGATAAATGATAATTAGGATAAACATATTCAGTATGTCTATGGCATGGATTATAATCACCAGATTTTGATAATACATACCATGCACTATTTATTAGAATACTTTTAATTTTATGTTTTATATGTGCATTTGTATATGATGCAATAATAGGATCAAAAAAAGCTCTTTTCCATTTAAGCATAATCTCTGGTGTAATTAAATATTCTTCTGCTACATGACCAACTAATCTATCCCCCCAATCATGGTTTTTTTGTTTCTTTTTATCAGCTCTTATCTTTTTTAAATCCTCTTTAAAATCTTTTAATAGTTCTAAAGGTAGTTCAGCTCTTGCCATTGATGAGCCAAAAGGTTTAAAAATTTTAAAATTTATCTTGTCTTTCATTGTCCTCCAAAGGTGTTAGTTCATTAAGTTCAATTTTATAAGCAGCAGGTCTATGGTCATAACCAAAATTAGATAGTTTTTCAGGTGGTAAATCACCATTAAAAATAAATGAACCTACAATATTAAAATTAAAATCCTTATCATCATTTTTAATTATTAAAATATACTTACCTTTCTTTTCACTTGGTCTAATCAGTAAAAAATTATATGCTTTTTTATCTTGTGTTCTTATTTCTATATTATCCTGAAAGTCAGAATCCTCATATCTCTGCAAATTATCGGTATAGGACGCATTATGGTAGGAGTTAGTCCATTTTGCCCAAGAAACCTCCCCTAATGCACCCAGAAAGCCATCATAGAGCTGATTTTTAAGGTTCTTATCATATCCATAGCTAAAACCCTTATTCATTCTTAAATTACCAATAAACCTCTTTTGAGCTATTATATAAGCTAATTCTACATCATTCGGATCTAGGTTTATTTTTACCATTTATACCTTTCATTAATTGATTAAATACAGTTGTTGTTGGATTTAAGTCATGATTTTTAAAGCTGCAACCACAAACTAATATAAAAATTATTAAATATCTCATTTTTTATCTTTCCTTAATTCATCCAATTGTTTTATTTTTTTTTCGTATTGCTCCAATGTTTCGCCAGAAAAATATTTAAACCAACAATCAGCACAGAAATTTTTACCTCTTTCAACCACATCTGCTTTCATTTGGCATTTACAACAAATTCTATAATCGCCATATATGTTCATTAATTAGTAGCAAAATAAAATATCAATAAAGCTATTTCTACTGCAATAATTGTTTCAAGCATAATTTAAAAAATCCTTTAATTTTTTTGCACATTTTGTACCTATATTTTCATTATAAGTAATTTTTTCATAACTTCTTAAACCTATATTTAAAATATTAGCCATATCTTTTTTAGTCATAACATTTAATTTTCTAAATTTTTCTAACAAATTTATATTTTTTATTTTGTATTTAGGTTTAAAACCATTTGATCCAACATAAATAATTTTAACATTTTTTAAATTATTTTTTCCAAGCATAATTGACCCTTTGCTTTCCAATTTTTATATTTATTATAATAGACTCCATTCTTGGCTTCAGACCCTTCAAGAATATATGTTAGCATTAACCTTTTAAGATTATGCAAATCATTTTTTGTAAGTTTGTATCTATCTTTCATTTAAAAATTTTTAAAAACTAACCAAGTATTATTATCTTTATCGGTATAGATAACTCTGTAATCATCATAAGAATATTTCTCTGTTGTGTTTGGGTCATTATTCCAATCATCAACATTTTCTTTTAATGCTTTTATAGCTTGTTTTTTAGTTTTAAAATATTCTAAATTGTCGTCTTCATCATGCCAAACATTTTCCCATCCATAAGTAAATTTAGTTTGTACTTCATAATGTTTTATCATTTTTCCTTTCTTTCTATTAGCTTCCAATATATCACAATGTGGAACTGTTTCATTTATTATATCTTTCATCTTCTTTCCTTTAAGCTTTTTATTAATTTATATACCTCTTGCAAGTCAAATATTGAACAAGAACCCACATAATCTATAGTTTCCTCTCTCATTTCCTTTTGTTCTTGATAGACTTTCTGTTTATTCTTATCAATAACTTCAAAATGTTCTTCCTTTAATTCAGGCATTATTCCCCCTTTTTGTTTTTAAATCTTCTAAATATAAATCATCTAATTTACAATTAGAACACCAATAAGTTTTGTCGTTCCAAGCTTCATCATATTCTATTTTATTTGATTTACAATCTGGACAAATATATTCATCCATTATTCCCTCCTTATTAAGTTTATTTACTAGATCCTCTGGCAGTTCAATTATATCCTCTTGAACGACCTCCTCTGTTTGTCTTATAGGTTTAGATACTTTAGGCATTAAACCTAATTCACCAAAACCAATAAAGGAAAACATTTTACGACCTTTAAAAGTTTTGCTAAATATCTTGTATATGTCTATATCTTTAGCTTTCATTTTCTCTCCTTTTGTTGATTCGCTTTCATTCAATATCTATACAACTTTTGTATTATTATGCAAGTATAGAAACCCTAGAGTGTAAAATAATTTATGTTCGCTAAATGTTCTGATTGATTGTAAAATGATTAAGTATAAAACACTTACCCACAAAGGAAAGATTTATGACTACTAAAGGGTTTACCATGATCCCAAATCAACTAATAGTTGATGAAGGGTTGAGCAAGGAAGCTAAAGCATTATTCATATATTTAAGATATTTATCGCCAAAATTTAGGATCTTGAGAAATGCCACATTAATGACAAAATTGGACATGTGTTTATCTACACTACAAAGAGCCAAAAATGAGCTTATTAAAAAAGAATACCTAATTATCCACAGAAAGACCTCTGCTAATAAGTATGAGTTAAGACTACCTAAAATACAAGCACCTGACTACTTATTAAACAAGCAGGGGGGTAAGTATAATTTACTTAGTATTAAGAGTAACAAAACTAACCTTAACAATAATATATCTTATAAGAAGGGGTTTAAAGGTTTTAAGAAATGAATGAAGAACCTTATTACTATAATAATGAACCCCTTCAGTTAAGCTATAGGAACACCTACTCCCCCCCTGAAAAAATTGAAATAGTTTTAAAGATACAACAAGATTATGAGTCTGGAATGCTGTCGGTGGATCAGATGCGTTGGATCGTATTTAACTGTCGTTTTGGAGCTTTTACAGTTCAACGAATAATAGACAAATTGATGTTTGATGGAAAACTTAAACAAAATCCTATTACTCTTGACAAGCGAACATTTAGTAAAAAACCTAGTGCTTTTGACTTGTAAATATACCAGATGTTGTGGTATAAATATCACATATTTAGCTCCCTCTTTAGATGCTAAATTATTAAGTTATAACTAGAGTCTGTTGGTTTCTTCCTTTCTTTCCTTTCTATAACTGGCAGACTCACCAAATTACTATGGCAAGAAAAAAAAAATTAACTACAAAACTAGCTCAAAAGATTCTAGATTATTTCGCAGATGGTTTCACCATTAGAGAAGTATTTTTAAAAGATGATGTTGATATTACTTGGTCAAACTTTAGAAACTATTTAATTCAAGATGATTCATTAATGTTAAGGTATCAGAAATCAAAAGAATTAGCAGTTGATTTAAAACTATCAGAGCTTGAAGATAAAAGAAAGATTTTAGAAGATAAGATTGAAAGAGGTGACCTAGATGGTAAAGCTGGTCAGAACCTAGTTAATCTTTATAAAATAATTACAGCTTCAGCTCAATGGAATGCCAGTAAGATTGCATCTAAAAGGTATGGAAAAGCAGCAGAATTAACAATAAAAGGTGATGATAAACAACCTTTAAATATTAGTTGGAGCAAATAAATAGGTAACAAATGTTTACTAATTGTTTAATAAGTATTGATTTTATTGCAGTTGTGGCAAAACAAACACACATAAAATTAGTTTATTACACATGATATTGTGGCAAAAATGCAACAACGTTGCATGGTTATAACAATATAGTTTAGAATTATTATAAACTGGTGATAACGATCAATTATCGGTAGTAATAATTTAACAGATTTACAAAGAACAAAGTGCGAACATGGGGGTTTTTAATTAGGGGTTGCCTGATTTTACTTGTGTCGCTAAATTAAAATTAATG